TCATATCTCTCACCTCCTGAATATATTATACATCTTTTTCGCTGTATTGTCAATCGTTTTAGATTGATTTTGACAAAAAAAAATACGCCCGTAACTCTAGGTAAATAATAGAGTTGCGGGCTTTTTGGTATTTAGTTGTTAACCGTTGTAGTACTCTTGCTCAGCACCAGTTTAGCAAGCCAGATGGTACCGTTAATTAATAGCGGCAACACAAATTTATCACGAATTGCAGACCATCCTGCTTCAGATGCTGCCTGGGCTTGAACCTGCTCTACGAATTTGTTGGCGATTGCCTCAATAGCTTCCATGCCTTCGCCGGCCAAGCTGGCTACCATTTGATTTTTTGCCGCATCCACGACATCATTAGCGTCCAATGCGGATACAAAGCTGTCGCGTACTTCTGTCCATTTGCTCATAATTATCCTCCTTAAAATCCATACCATTCATTTTCATCCTGCGTTTCGCCATGCGTCGTGAACTGCCATGCAACGTGATGGCAGGCAGGATATTCTGCTTTTAGGCTGTTTTCGTAGTATCCGTACTGAGCCACCCAAACAGGAATGCCGTAGTAAGCCAGCGCATCCATGTCGATGTACTGCACGAAGTAGCTGTACTGTGCATAGATTCCTACCTTATCATAGCCAGGATACCACGCTTGCATCGTCCCAATAGCGTCACGAAGGTCTGGCCATACATCTTCACGTTGAGTAGAGCCAACCTCCATGTCCCACCAGATGCCGAGTTTCGGCAGATTGTTCTCGCCGAGATAGCTGTAGATTGTGTCATTAATCCATTTTGCTTCTTGCATCATCTCATCCGCGTTATGTGCGTGCGATACATAGTAAACGCCGTATGGCAACCCGCAGGCGACGCAATCATTGACGAAGCGAACGAACTTCGGATCAAGCTCCATGGCCTCGCCAATCTTGACGATGATGCCGTCCGCACCTTGGTTGTTTAGCGTTTGGACACGGTCATCCGGCTGGAATTCAGAAATATCAAATACGGGCATAATATAATTTCTCCTTTCAAATCCACTTTCAAATCCAATAGAGCCGTTATTTCAGGCCATCTCTCTTAGCTTCGATGGCTGTCCGACCAAGGTAGCCGATTAGCCCGCTGCCAATGGTCGTCTGAAGCTCGGTGCTACCGCCACAAAATATAGCAGCAAGCAAAGAAGCTACGAGACCCGTACCGACAATCATATCCGTTGTTACATGCATATGCATCACCTCCTTAATGCCGGAAATAGTCGACGATAAACGATATGATGCCGCCGATAATTCCGGCAATGATGTACATAGAGTTAATCCGGTGATGCGCGGATCGCCCGCGCTGGTCGGCCACAATGGCCAACTCCTTCGTCGCTTGGAACTGCTCTTCAAGTTTCTTTACGGTATCCAGTGCCTGTTTAGACTGCTCTTCTAGCCGTCCCATTCTTTCGAGGACTTCCGACTGAAAATCATGTTCGCTCATGTTTCCCCTCCCTGATTGGCAGCTTTTTCCGATTTTACTTTATTTTCTTCCGGCGCAGACAATGGCTTGGACCTCGGGCACTTCGGATTAGTACAGAGAGCGTATAAGAGTCCTTCTTGAGTCTTCATGGGGCGTCCGCATAAAAAGCATTTCTTTTCTGACATTATAGTTCACTCCTTTTATCAATATATTCGGACTGTATAGCTTGCCGTTCCTGCCGCAACTGGGCAGCGTACTCTTCATCCTGGTCAACGGTAGCGGCGATAATAATGGAGTTTTTATTGTCTTCCAGTTTTTCCGCGTATTCGGTGTCCAATTTGGACAACTTAGCGGCTTGCAATTCCTCCGCTGTTGGCACGTATGCCGGCTTCGGAATAAAGGTCCCATCTTTTTGGCGAATATATAGCTGATGCTCATTATTATTACCAAGCAAGTTTTGGTAATCTGCTGTGCTTACTGCGATAAATCCTTTTGCCTGATAGTCCGCAATTTCTTCCGCTGTCATAAATACAGCGTCATATGTCTCGCCGCGGTTTCCGTCTTCATCAAACTTAATTAAATAATCTACTTTTGCCATGCTGACTCCTCCTGTGTAATATAAGGGTAAAAAGGTGGTAATTAAAATGCGCAAACCTAATGGTTATGGTAGTATCAAAAAGCTATCAGGAAAACGGCGGCGGCCTTACGTATTTGTCGTAACACAAGCCGGCAGACAAAAACCTATAGCGTATTTTTGCACACAAGTAGAGGCTGAAATTTACGCTGCTGATTATAATAAAATTCATACGAACCGCTCCCTTCCTGGCCACAAAATGACTTTTGCAGAACTATATTACCGATGGCTTCCGGCGCATATCGACAATACATCGCCTGCAGAATCAACTATCTACAGCTATAAAAATGCTTTTTTGCACTGCCAGCCGCTACATACGAAAATATTTGCAGACATCAAATATGTAGACTATCAGCACATCATAGACAATATGCGTCGGCACGGCTTATCGTACAGCAGCGTCAAAAAAGTACGCTCTCTGATTAGTCTCATATCAAAATATGCCGCTAAAATTGAAGCATCCGACAAAAACTACGCTCAACTGCTCACGCTCGGTAAAAACAAACCAGTTCGACCTCACAAGGTCTTTTCACGTCAGAAAATTAATCGACTGTGGACTCACGCCGATAGTCCGGGCGTTGATACTGTGCTTATCTTGATGTACACGGGCATGCGTTGTAGCGAGATGCTCAACCTCGATAAATCGGACGTCAATCTGCGGCAACAATACCTTCGTATCACAAAAAGCAAGACTGCTGCTGGACTACGCATTATACCGATTCACAATCGCATTTTACCGCTTGTCCAGGCACGGATGAAGATGCCTGGGCAAACACTTATTGCAGACGATAATGGGCAGCCCTATAACTATGGCCGCTATGCTACGATTTGGGGCCATGTCATGACACTAATTCACGCCAGCGGGCACACAACGCATGACTGCCGACATACTGTCACCACGTTTTTAGATAACGCCGGCGCAAATGAAAACGCCAAACGGCGCATCCTCGGCCATGCTGACGGCGATGTGACAGATCGGGTGTATACGCATAAAAACTTGCGGCAGCTACGCAAATGCATCGAGCTGCTCAACTAATTTGTTACTAATGCGATACTATACGAGCCGCCAGCAGATGTATAAAATACAACAGCTGTGCGGCTCGATGCTTGTTACTATTGTTACTCCAAAAATCAACTAAATCTGCATCTATGAGTAATTCCGTTTGATGTGGATTGTCGAGGATGCGGTTAATACTGTATTTCTCATTTAGCTAAAACATATTGATAATCATAACTTTTGCATCCGTTTTAGATGCTCGTCCAGCTCTTTATATAGCCGGTCGATGACGGCATCGCTGAAAACGACTCCGTAGCTTTCAGCGACAACTTTCATCGTGTAAATTGCGCTATTTACTTCACCGCATACGACACTGGGACGTTTTTTCTCGTCGTCAGTGCCAAACATGAGGTATACGTCGCGTTCGGTCATTTTACTCATCTCCTTTCAACAGTGGGGAATCATGCAATTAAAAAATGGCAAAGGCACAATTTCTTTACCGATTTCGGCAGAAATACTTTTTTGTGTTTTGCAGCATTATGGCATAAGCCCTCAATACTATGGTTGTAATGGTAAGGCAGTTGTCGGATCTTTAAAAGATGATGATACAGCTGCTTGGACAGCACTATGCAAATAAACAGTGGGGATTATTTTACAATCCAAATGGATTATCTACCATCACCTATCCGATTGCACTGTCTAGTAAGCCCTGGGCAATCATCACAACCGAAGGTGATCCAGCCGGATGGAATACATCGAACGGGATTGCTATAGCAGGTGGCGATATTGAAACCGCATCGAACACCCATGCAAACATTTTATCCAAATGGGTGTTAAATGGCGGCACGATTAAACAAGGCGGTCAAACAATCCGTGCCCTTATTATCGGTATCTAAACAGTGGGGATTGGCTGTGAATCAACAAACAAATGTTGAAGAAATTTTACTTCCCACTTCGTACTCAAACGCACAGTTTTTTGCCGTTGCAATCGATTACGGGATGGAAGGTAAAGCATATGGGGTTGGCAATTTCGATATAAAATCGTTCAGCGTTCATGCCCCCACTACACCATTTTCAGTTTTTTACTTATCAATAGGCAGATAGCTGTCTATATGGCCAGCAGTATCCATGTGACATTGCTTTTCCCCGTTCCGGTATATCCTTGTTGCGTTTCATAGTCAGGGGTAATCATAATTGTATCTGTTGTACACTCCGTCCAGTACGGGCAAGCCACAAATCCGGAAAAATCTCCAGACCTCATGGTCATCACAGCAGCCATAGCATATGAGATAGTCAACGGCAAGGCGAAGCTCTGAGCCATACCGTTTAATGCTACTAGCTGAATTCCCCACTGTATAATTAGGCCGCCGAAGTTTGGCCCAAAGCTTATGTATCCGTTTCGATCAATCAAACCGGTGATACCAAGTTTTGCATTCGTGAATTTTTTACCGCTCCATGTGACATCAGATCCACTTGCAAGGTTACTTACCAGTGTAGCAAGTGTTGCGAGATTTGTGCTCGGGGCTGTCTTCCAGTCGCCATCTCCCTTGATTTGTTTTTCCATGTTGGCCAGGTTGTTGATGAGCGCCAACAGTTTCGCCGTATTAGAAGTTGGAGCACTGTTATCATCTACCGTGATATCTTTTTGCGTAGCTGATTCATCAAAGAGCCATTTCAGTTTCTCATCAGTGCTTTTCTGCAACGTATCAAACATTGACCGCGCAGGCGGAATAGATCCTATAAAATTCCATCCAGTCAAGTAATTTTCATCCGTAAATTCATATTTTGTCAGCGGGCTGTTCGTTGCCCAGATTTTATTAAAATCAGGAGTTGCCATATCATATCATCCTTTCCATTTTCTTATATAACGTCAGCAAAAGTACCGGTATCAAAGCTTTTAGCATTATTCTGGCCAAGGAAACCAAAATAGTCCGGCTCAAACATCTCGACTGCGATAAGACCAATTCCACCGCCTAACGTAATGAGATTCAGCACTCTGGCCCGGCGTATGTCGTTCGCTGTCAGACGGCGGCCGATACCGACCATGATTTTTGCATTGCCGACCTCATGTAAAACGATATTCTGAGCATCAAATAGGACACGCAAGCAATGGATAAGTTCATCGCCGGTAGCATGTGACGAATCATAAAAAACTTTGAGCCACAATATTTTCCGGTAGTCATCATCATTCAGCCGGGTACTAGCCAACCAATTATCGTTAATGTCGCGGAATCTACCGACGTCGAACGTCTGACTGTTGTCCTGGCCACTGAAGCCGAAAAACTCAATCTGTAAGGAATCCTTTATTGTCCGGCTTCTGTTTACAATGGTGCCGATGCCATCGAGCTGTGCGCCTTCACCGGTATCTATCCAGCGTTTATTTTTCAGATCATCAAAGACCTGCCGTAATAATTCCAGTTCCGATCCGAGTGCGTCTAATTCCGCCTCGATAACAGGTTTATCATGAAACTGCGCAATCAGATGTGAAATCATTCGTTCCGTATGAGTCATTGTTTCGTCACCTCGATACGGGCCGCATCAAAGGCGGCAATCTGTCGCGGTGTGATGGATATATTGCTCGCGGAATAGGTTCCTGCCGTGTCCCCGGTCGCGGCAGTCAGGTTGATATACCCGACGCCGGAAGCAGCCTTGAAAATTGTCGAGAAATAGCGCTGTAAGATGACATCCTCGCCGATGGCCTGCTCCTGCCCTTTAGCCAGCAAGGCGGCGGCAATATCCTGCACTGCGGCTGGAGCCAGCGTTTCGTCCGGGTTTTCACTGATGACGACCTTCAGCCAGATTTTGACCGGTGATGGGCGGTTAAAATACAGTGTCTGTTCGGTGCCGTTGGCATCAATGGCCGTGCCGTGTTCCGTGCCGTAGGTATCAATGCCGCCGGCCTTTGTTTTCCAGAGTACCTGGGCAATGTCGTCGTTCTCCCCGCCTTCTACGATGGCCTCGATGGAGTGCGGCGGTCGTCCGTCAGAATCGGTCGCATCGGTCCGGTTCTCATATACCTTGGATGTCGTAACGCCGGTCACGTTATCGGCCAGGGATTCGGCGATGGCGTCAATATTTGTGGACCCGCGGCTAAATAGCGAACGGTTCCAACGCTGACGCAAATGGGTATCCGTTTCGGCATCTTGGCCGACAGAAGCGGCATACTGGTTCAAGACCCTGGTCCAGCCGGGAACCGAAGTGACGATCTGGTTGATGGTGCCAATGTCCGGATTGATGGCGCCGACCGTCACGCAGCGAAATTGAACCGGCGTACCGATAGAGCTGATAGTGACATTCTGGGCATCCGTTGTAAAGGTCTCCCCTTTGGTCGTCGCCCGTATGGAAAGAATCCCGCTGTCGAGAGAATAGGTAACGCCGGTAAAGTTTTTTGCCAGGGTACTCAGTACCTTGCTGGCCGTATCCCCGGAAATGGCAGTATAGCTGGCCGTCTTGTCATCGATAATCAGCGAATAAACTGTTCCGGCACTTACAGCACTGCTGATGCTATACGCCGCATAGCAGGCCTTTTCTTTCGAGATGGCCGCATTGGTGTCGATACACTCCCAGTAGCTGCCGTTTTCGTTACTGCTGGATATCTGTGCTCCATAGGGGATGACCGTGCCGTTGGTACCATAGCAGGTAGCCAGCAGCCGGCTTTGTGTGCCGGAAATGGCCGAGATACCCGCCAGGCCCGCCGCATTGGACAGGCTGACGCCCGTGGCCGTGTTCGGATACATGGCGTTATAGGTGTTTTCTGCCTGCTCCCACAGGTCGGCGATTTCGTATGCAAAGACGCCGTGGAGCTGGCCGAACAGGCTGTTGCTCCCGGTCTCGATTTCAACACCCAGCCGGTCCGATACACGGCGGTTGATGTCGGACAGGATTTCCGGCAGCCGTTTCCGCCGGAAGCCGTCACGAGTCAGGCCGTAAACAACGTTTTCACTATCTGCCATATCCCAGCACCTCCTTTTTCGTGATAAATCCATAATCGGTATCAATCTCATACGATACTGTGAGCGTCCTTAAAATACGGTTGAATACAAATTCGAGTTCCGTGACATTTTTTACCCCTTCGACGCTCTCGATGGCTTCCGTGAGTATTTGCTGTACGTGGGCCTCGTTAGGGTTCTTGACTAAGATATATTCGAGGTAGGGAACGCCGTCGCTTGTTTTCAGGAACCATTCGCCAAGCCATTCCCGCAGCGTGATAAGCACCTGCTGGGCAACCCGTTCCCCATTGTTGACGATCATCAGATCGCCATTCTGGACGACCAAATCGCCCGTCTGTACATTCATTGCTAAATCATAGGCCATGTCTATGCCTCCTATTTCGGTGCGCTCGTGGTGCCGCCGCTGTCTCCGGTGTGGGTATGCTTCGTGACAGAAATACCTTCGACGACCAGGTCACCGCCGGTCACGGTAATGCCGCCGGCGCTGATGACAATCTTCACGCCACCGTTGAACAGGCAGACGTCGGACGGGCTGGCCGACCGGCAACCCCGGTTATACAGGCCAGGGATGCAAATGGCGTCGTTAAGACTATGACGCCGTTCGTTATCGCTGTCGCCGCCGTTCAAGAAGTCGTCCAATTGGGATTCCGAGAAGACCAACAGACAACCATCGCCGCCCCGTAAAGGAATCGTGACGCCTGCCGTTCCGCCGAGGCCGCTGGGAAAGATGACCGGCACATGGTGCACGATGGGAAATGGCAGGTTCCGGCCGTCCTGTATCTTGAATTTGCCGACCGGCTGTACACTGGCCTGACAGATGCTTGCATCATAGTCGATGATCTTCCCCGGCATGGCCGTGTGAATGTTGCTGATGCTGCCATCTATCCAGCCGCTGATGATATCCCGTAATTCATTTGGCGTCTGCATAAAAACCACCTTCCCTTAACACTGACTGGCTTTGATGATGTATTGCGGATACTGGTCTCCCATGTCGGTATCTCCGGCATGATACCAGCTTTGTTTGTTGAAGCTGTTATGCCACATACCGCCGTTACCATCGTATATGCCGACATGCCCTTCACTGTGGTCGTCGTTATAAAATACGATGACATCGCCCTTTTCGAGCTTACCGGCATCGTAGGGTATGCAATTATCGCCGGCGTCGGCACAAAGGCCATCAACGCCCCATTGGCCATTATCGTACTCCTGCTTGAGGAACGGCGAATAGTAAGACCCGGCTTCTGTGACCCGGTATACACAGCCATCGGGAATATATCCGCCCTGGTTATCGGCCACGGCTTCACAACCGGCATCGACGTTTGCGCTGACTTCACCGCTTGCCCCACCGTTTCCGTAGACTGCAGTGTTACTGGCCGCATCGCTTTCGGGAGACTGCAGCGTCGCGTTCCGGTCTACTAGATCAAGTTCGCTATTCCATTCGTTACCATACGTATCTCCCGTATGATGGGCTGATTTTACCTTAAACCAGCCTTCAACGTACCGTGATTCCACCTTAACCAGGTCGCCCGGGTTGAGCGTCGGCGACAGCAGCGTCTTGACCTTCCAGCCCGACGAAGCCGTCGATGGATCTGTATTCTCGGCTTGTTTCCGCTTGCGCTTGGGCGTTGCCGTATTCGGCTGAGAGTTTGCCTTGGTATACCATTCCGGGCTCCCGATAAGGCCGCTGTCCGGCGCAAAGACCAGCCCTTTATTGCTGACTGTACCGCCTTCCTTGATAAGCTGTAGAATTTCATTCTGTACGCTCCATTTGACGCCTGAGCCGTAGCAGATAGCGTCGAGGGCATCTGCGGCCATACCAACAAAGGAAAACCCATCTTTAAACGTGCCGAATTGGACGCCATCGCCCCAGACGAGGGGCAGGCCCATTTCATCGGCAATGTACTGGATGATGGTATTGCCAGGTGTGCCCGGCGCAAAGGACAGGGCAAATGCCGTATCCCGGATGGCCATCTGACCATCGGAGAGTGTTAATTCTGTCGTGACATCCTTCCCATCGTCTTTTGTCTGAGCGCTGATGACTGACCCGACAAAGAGCCGGACGGCCCCGCCATTATCTTTATACCCGGCATAAATTTCAACCTTGGTATCGGGCACGTTGATTTTATGCCGGGTCTCATCGCTGAGGTTCCAGATGGTCAGTTTCCCTTTGTTCGTATTCTTCGACAGGTCTTTCGTGATGTCAAACGAGATGCGGAGCGTATTGGCAAATTCCAGACCTATCCCAGGGAACTTGACCCTATACTGCCGATTCCACAACATTCGTCAATTCCTCCTTCGGCATGTAGATCAGACGTGCTTTCCCGCTGGTAAAGTCCTTGCGGCCAATATCCGAAATACTTGCACTGGGCACGACGGCCAACAGCTCGCCCGGAGGCAGGCCCTTGATACGCCGGTACGCATGGAGCAGCGGGAAATTCGGAACAACGACGATACCACGGACCAGCTCGGAGTTGTCGTTATTGCAGACGTCGAGCGTCCAATACTGGCCGTCATCGTTCCAATTCAGCCGGAGCCGGTAGAGAATCGAGTCCAAAATGACCGACTCGACGAACGAATTGGCATCTAATGTACTAATCGTAATCACCAGAGCACCGCCCCCATTCCGCCCATAGACTGGGCAATGGATACCGTGGCCATGGCCGCCGTATGTTCCAGCCCGACGCCGATGGCCCCGAACTGACTCAGATCTACATTGCCCGTGGCAATCTGAGTCCAGATATCACCAGATTCCGCATCATTTACCGTGCTGGAGTCGATGGTCTGAAGACCTGTGCCGATTTCCTCTGTGGCGGCCATGCCACCGTCTTTTCCGGTCTGGCCGGCTTTCCCCTGGGCGTCGGCATTACAACCGTCTTCCGGGATGTCTTCCGTACGCTGTGTGACCCGGCGCACATGCTGGAACTCCAGTATAGCCTTATAGCAGTACCCATCCTCGGTGCGCCTCGGCATGGGTGCACTGGTCATGATCATGTCGGTATAAATAGCGTCAACAAGTTTGATGGTGACCGGATCACCCTTCTTCCAGATATCCATGACGGCATCTATGACCCGGTTCAGGCTGTGGCGGGAACCGCCTAATGCCGCCAGGAACCAGGTAACAGGCGTCGGCGTGAACAGCACCTCAAGAGTCAGCTTCATCGGTTTGCGTATACAATGGTCTGAGATGGAAAAGCCGTCTTCTACGGGGAACTGCGTAACCTCAGACTCAAATGTCGTCGTCCGGGACAGGATGACATCACATTCGAGCATGTCGCCAATCTGGGCCGGTTGTGTAAGTTTCGGGAGAATGCCTATATTCTTCTGTGCAATCAATCCATCTGTAATGATGCTCATTGTAATCACTCCTATGAAAACGGACTTACTCCAATTCCCAGTCTCCTGGCACCTGAAATAGCATCTTCTGGAGTAGGAACAGTAATATTAAAGTTCTTTGTCGAATTATCCATATTCAGCGTCGTTTGGGCAAATCGTTCCAATCCACTATTTTCCGCATTGAATTGCTCGCCTATGCCCAGGAAATATTCCACTTTGTTGATGAGACTTGTCAGCCCATCACCACACCATTGAATGAATTCTCCGACCTTACCCAAGGCCGCTGCAACACCATCAATCAATCCAGCAATGGCGGTAAACGCTACACTGGCTACGCTAAATAGTACGCCCACAGCCCCTACAATGACCACTCCGATGATATTTGCGATAATTTTTAACAGAGGAGTCAGAGCCGCAATAAGTGGCTGTATATTTTCCCATGCTTCTGCTAAGAACTTACAGCCCAATTTCATTAAATCCATGCCGGCATCAAAGACAACCATAACTTCATCCCAGTGTTCTTTTACGAAGTAGATAGCGGACGCAATGGCGGCGATGACCGCCACGACAGGCCATCCAGCCGCAGTGATAAAGCCGATGACCCCGGAGATGGCTCCGAATACGCCGGAGATGACGCCACCCACGGCTCCCGCGACCATTCCGACAGCAGAAAAGACACCGGCAAGAACGCCGACGGCCCCCGCAATCAGAATCGTTTTCGTGATGAGGTTGTCGATGCCCGTAGCCTCGCCAATCTGGTTGAGCAGATCGTAGACTGTCTTCAAGGCATCGCCAATAGCAACGATGTATGGATGAGCTTCCTTCGCCGATTCAAAAGCCGCCATCGAGTCGGCCGTATCTCCCGGGCCCGACATAATCGTGACAATGTCGTTCATGCCCTGGGAAATCTCTTTAAATACCTGGCTCAGACTGGTAGCGATGTCGGAAAATACCCCTGTACCCTGTTCGATGCGCAGAATGAATATTTTCCACGAGTTGCTAGCCTGGGTCAATGCCTGGTCGATAGTCAGCGGGATACCCTTGAATTCGGAATCAATGGCCGCCCCGCTGGCCAGAATGGCGTCAATGACCATATCAGACGTTAATTCCCCCTGCTTGCCCATATCTTTCAAGGCTGCTTGAGGCACGCCGATAGATTCGGCCATGTGCTGCATGAGCAGGCTGGCATTTTCATCAAGGGAATGAAGTTCGTCGCCTTGTAGGACCCCGGACCCCAATGCCTGGCCTAACTGCAGTATAGAGGCTTTCGCCTGTTCCGTCGTGGCGCCGCCTAAGGTGAGGGCCTTAGATACAATGTCCGTGGTCCTCATGGCGTCCTCCTGTGAACGCCCCATCTGCTTGCAGGCCCGGGCCGTACTGAAATAGAGGTCGCCCATTTCAGCCAGGGCGCTACGGTTATTCTGGGATAACTCGTACAACTGCGTTTCTACGCCGCGCCGTTCTTCTTCGCTTGATGTGACGGAACGGAGACGGCCGTCCAGGCTCATCATTTCATCGGCCGTGTTTTTGATGGCACTGATGGAGAAAGCGGCGGCCATCGCCCCGGCCAGCGGCCCCAGGGAACCCATGAGGCTGTTGACAGATGACTTGATGCGGGAAATACCCATTTCAGCCCTGGTGGCAGAAGCGGCCATACTCGCCGCGCTATTGCCAAACATACGGCTGGCTATGGAACTGGCCCCGCCGATGCCTCCCAGGCTCCGTTTAATGCCGGAAATGCCTTTATTGGCCTCGTTCAATCCGCTCCGGTTGACGGCAAACGATATTTTTGTAATCAGTTCACGGACGACCATGGCGCCCACCTCCTTCCGGTTTATCGTGCTTCGTTATATTCGCGTATTCGATGTCGCTCTTCATGTCGAGATAATGCGTCATCCCGACGAGATCAGTCAGAGTCACCATGCCGCTTTTCAGCTCGGTCATGGTGACCATGCCTGCATCCAGTACGCGGTAAATGAACGTCATTTTTGCGAAATCGTCGGAGCATTCCCCTGGAATGACTGTTTCAGCCCTCGCAACGTTCCGAGGAATCCAGTCGGGACGCTCGAGAGCTTGGAAAAATCCATATAATTTACTTTGAACACCTGGGCCATCAATACGATCATATCGAAAATGCGACCGCTATAGACCTCATTGACAGCACTTTCGTCAAGCTGTTGGAAGTCCTTCGTGTGAAGCGGGGCGACGCTGACATAATCCGGATCCAATAACATGGCAGACACCTTTTCCAGCGTGTCGCCATCCATGCTTCTGGCCAGCCCATTCAAGGCGTCAGACACGGTATTGCCAATAAAGATGACGTTATTCGTGTCCTGGTCCAGCGTTTCCGGCTTGATACCACCGATAGCACCACCCAGGGCCGGGGCAAGCACCTTCTGGAGCTCGCCCAATACCTTCATGGCATGGAACGGCGGGAACTGCCGGATAGCAAAGGTATACTGGCCCTGGTCCCACTTCTTCGTTTCGCCGCCCTGATAAATAATACTCATGCTTTAGCCTCCTAATCGTTGCCGCCAATGACCGGATCGGATACCTGCCCGGTGTTGAACGTCCAGTCCTGGTTGTCGATTTTCCGGCCCCGTTTCGATTCAGGGAAGTTCTGCACCCAGGCCTGCTTGGCAAAGAACAGTGTCGTACCACTGAGGTCCTTGATAGTCAGCGGAAGCATATAACTTCCCGTGCGGCGGTCCTTGTTGTAACACTCGCTCAAATAGTCGTTGCTCTTGGACGACGTAGCCAGGCTGACTTTGACTTCGAACGTGCTGTTCGGGTCTACGCTTCGGCCAACTTCTCCATCGGCACCGCTGTAGATTTGCATGCCATCGCCCAGCGGCTTGATGGTAATCATGTCATCCTCAGCAAAGCCCGTTAGCTGTCGGCCGCCGTAGATGATAATGTTTTTCTTGGGGTCATACGTCAATACGTCAGACATTTACAAATCACCTCCTAAGCGCTTTCCAACAGGTTATCGTAAGTAAAAGATCCGTTGATTTTGATGGCGTGGATAGCCCCGGCAAGACGGGCCGTGAATTTCACGTCTTTCAAGACGCGGCTGGCTTTCTGGTTGGCTGTGATGCTTGAAGAAAGCGGAATGTCGATGGTATAGCCCAGATTCTTGTTCCCGTCTTCGTCGTATTCCGTCGGGGCGATGCCGCCCGCGGCCTGCCCATCTTCCAAGGCCTTACGCAGTACTGTTTCCACCATGGCGATACCCACGTCGGTATAGGGGACTTTATCCGAGTTGATGAGCAGATAGAATTCGTTGGTACGGATTTCTTCCTGAAGCCAGTCGCGGAAGCGAATGACGTCAATCCATTCGCCGGCGGCCACCTTGCCGTTCTGGGTAATAGATACGTTGCGGAATTTTTCGAACGTGTTTCCGTTCTTCTTGGTGATGGCGTTATATTCGGTTTCCGTGAGGTTGTCGGCCGTAATCGCTGCCAGTTTCTTATTCGCCCAGGTTTCTCCGCCCGGGTCAATAGCAAAGCAGCGGGCCATGACAGCCGCTTCCGGGTATTCGTCCGTAGCGTTGGCGTGATACCAGACAGCCGTGCGGTAATAGTTCTTGCTCTGGAGCTGTGCCATGATGTCCGTTGTAGACGAGGCGTCTTTCGCCTTGTCGTCGCCGGTAGCCGTCATGAACAGCTTCATATGCGTTTCGGTCCATTCGGCCATAGCCAATACGTTGGCTTCCGTCCGGTCGGCCAGAACGATGCCATAAAAGTCATCATCTTCCGAACGGATAGCTGCCAAAGCTGTAGGCAGGTCTTCCTCGCTGTTCCATTTGCCGACCTTAACCTGCGTCGGGCTGGGAATCTGAGAAAAGCATGCCGAAACGGCTTTATAGATGGCGTCCGTCGTCTGGAATCCGTCATCGACAAGCTGGTCGGTATCGGTATAGGTCAGTACGCGGCTCGTGCCGTGCGTATGTTTCCCGATGACCATGACCGTGCTGAAGCCGAGCTTGCTGATGCCGGTCGTATTCAAGGCGATCTGGACGTTTACAATGCGGTCAATGTTCGCCATTTAACAGTCCTCCTTAATTCGTGGTGCCGTCTACTTCGACGGTATCGATGTAATAATCATGGGTATCCAGTTCTGACGTGATTTCAGAACTGGTATTCCCTGTATCGGCTCCCGTGTCTCCGCTTCCACTGCTCACGGAACTGTCCGGTTCAGACGGGATAATTGTCGGCGTATCCGGCTGGCTCTTAGAGAGCTGGCTTTCAATGACAACCGATTCGATATAACCCGGTTCGTCTTCGACGTCGTGGTTATAGCGGATATACAGGTCTATATTCGCCCGCTCGTCCCAGGTCTGCGACTCTAAGAGAGCCGACAGGTCGGTGATGTTGTTCGTATCATACACGACGACAGCCGCCGCAAAGCAGCGGTCGGCAATCGTCGGGCGCTCGAACCCGTGGGCCAGCGTTTCCAGGTGTTCCAGGGCATCCGGCCCGAAATACTGCACGGCCAGCGTCGCCGATGTCGGGACCCGGACGTCGTACTTGCCAGGCCCTGACGGCCGCAGTTCTTCGCTGGCTTCCCCGTGAATGCCGTAGAATTGGAGCGTAGCAAAAGGGCGCTTGATGCGTGGCATGTTCTGGTTGACCCATACAACTTGTTTCCCTGGAAGCCCCAGCAATTCCGCAATAATGCCGTGCAGGAAGTCCATCTTGTCACGTGTCGTCATCGGCCAGCACCTCCTTGGCATACGCCCGGTAATGACTAATGACGCCGCTTTGGTAGGCGTCGCACTGTATGACCAGGAAGTGACGCCCTAAGTACTGCACGATATCGGCCATAGTGGACTTTCCCTGCCCCTTAGCGGCACTTTGTGTGATGAGTGGTGTATCGGTATAGATTTTTACGTAAGACACGTTACGGGCGCCGTCAGGGCCAACTATCGTCGCCTGCTCCCGCAAGCTTAACGGCTGTACACTGGCCTGAATGGTCAGTGTAGTCATCGTACCTTTCTGATATCGGCCGTTATCGTCAATAGTTCCCAGGCTGGTGCGCTCGATGATGACGGGTCGTCTGAATCCCATACTATCAGTCCTCCACTTTATGGCTTACGCTGTTACGCATGCGGCCGGTATCAATCAGAGGCTGGGAAGAGCCTTTCTGCTTGATAGTATTCGGCGCATTGGGGACGAAATGGCCACGGCCAATAGTTTTCTTCATGTCGCCCTCAGCCTTGTTACCGAGAATCTCCAGCGCCTGATGTGGGCTCATTCCGTGAGCCACCCGGTCCTCGAGCTGGGCCGCCATCCTGCCCCAAGCCCATCGATTGTTGTCTGTTGTCTGGCGGACAAAGGGACGAGCCGGTATATGCTGCGTACCAAATTCGTTATAGGTAGCAACTTCGACGAGGCTGGCCCCGTCTTTTTCACTGCCTGCATCGGCCATGATGCCGACTTTTACCGTCCCTTTTAGGCGGCTCAGGTTCGTGATGATGGTCTGATACCCCATATCCTTATCAATGACGCTCATAACATCACCCCATCCGTGTGCGGACCGGTACGATGACCAGTTTCAATAATTGCAGGTAAGCTTTCCCGTATACGGTCTTATTGAGCAGGTCATTTCCTGAACTGCCAGTACTGGCCGCCCCGTAAGAGCGAGAAAGGTCACCTTCGCTTTCGCTGACGATGCCGCCGGACGTCAGCGTCGCACTCATGCCGCCGCTGTTGGCCGTTTCGGCCCGCAGTGTCAGCAGGTGTGCCGTGTAATCAGCCAGGGCCACGGAATAAAATTTCCCAAACTTCTTCTCACTCACGAACAACTTAGCCAAATCCATGACTTGCAGGACGTCACTGTCGTTCATCGTGGTGAATTCGGGGGCTACCGTGTAGACCGTGTTCAGCAGGTCCGCATCACTTACGGCACTCATTTTGCGGCCTCAATAGCTGCCAAAATGGCCTCTTTGGTCGAGGCATTTCCAACCTCAATGCCCTTTTCCTGGGCGTAGGACTGGAGTTCTTCGATGGTCTTAGCAGCCAGATCTTTTTCGGCTTCCGCGGCGGCGGCCTTAGTCAGCGTTTCGATTTCGCCGTTGTCCAGCATGGCGGCGATACCGGGATACGTTTTCTTGACGTCGGAGACTTTGCCTTCTACGGTCGTCGGTTTCAGCGGGATCAGCAGGTTTCCTCCGAACAGGACAGCCCGGCTCGTTTTATTCAATAGAATCATTGGGACATCCCCTTTCTACTAACAGCCCTGGGCTTTGACGAAGGCCATCGGCATAGTAACCGTTACCCCTACGGCTTCTGCAACGCAGTCGATGACGTATTCAAGGTTGCGATACTGTACGGGAAGCTGGTCGAAACGGGTCGGGATTTCCAAGCGGATATACGTCGGGTCGAAATAACCGGCGACAACCATATCGGAGCCGTCTGTACCGGCGCCTTTGAGTTCGCCGACCTTCATCCAGCGGCTGATTTCCGGATGCAGACTCTGTAAGAAGCGGAGTACCGTCGTACCCTGGGCGTCCTCAATACGGGTTTCCGCCAATGCCCGGTAAACTGCCGGCGCCATCAATACCGTATTAGCCTGTTCCACTTCGTTCGTGGCAGTCGGGATGGCGTCGATGATGTCGTTCATGTCGCGGATCATCTTGTCATAGGTCTTCGTGGTGAAGGACGTTTTGGAGCCCGTGCCGTCGGCCGGCAGGGAAATCGTCGAGATGTTTTCATTATCGAGGAAGCCCGTGATGTGGTGAGCCTTATCCCCGTTCCAGGCGATTTTGTTCAACTTGAGATCGATACCACGGCGGGCCTGCTGGGCACGGAGGGCGCTCAAGGGGACGTTCGCGAACTGGGCGTTCTTGACTTCACGGTAGTTATAGCCGTATGCATCGCCGATAGAGAAGACCTTGACGGCCTGTTCCTTGGCGACAACGTCAACACGGGGCAGGGCGTCGGCGTAGTTGCTGATGATTTCAGCCATGCCGACAGCATCATAGATGTACTGGACAGCGCTTTCAGCTCCGGCCGGAATGTCCGTCTGTACCGGGAATACCTGGAAGGCGTTCATGGGCGCCTTCTTGACGGTCAGCGTCTGGGTACGGATATGGGTCAACTGGCGGGCCAGGAATACGCTCGTAGATTCGTCCATATTAGCCACGTTCTGCAAATATCTTGCTTCTCTTTCGTCATAATGGGTCATGGTCATGTTGTTCATACCTCCTGTTTATAAACGGATGCGGATGCGTACGACGTCGCCTTTTGCACCGGAATCGAGGAACGTAACTCCCGGCAGTGTGTTCGTTCCGCCCGTTTTCGTGAAGACGACCGTTCCATCGTCGATGGCAATATCGGCTTTATCGCCCGGCTGTACGTCGCCACCAGCCATAACGTATACATCGCCGCTGGTCATGACGTCAACAGCGGTTCCGGCCGGATAACAGCCAATTTCCGGGTCGTAATGTTTATGCAGTGCAATGCCGATGACTTTCGGCCCGTCGGTAGCAGCCGTCACCGATTTGACGGTTCCTTCGTCAGTGCCACGGAGTACGGCGTCGCCCGGCATGACAGACGATTCAGCGGCATAGCTGTCTACGACATCGACAGTCGTATCAGCCTTCATCCCGGCAATACCGGGGCGGTCTTCATCGGCATACCACGTAAAAAGTTTGTTCTGTGCCATAATTATTTAACCTCCTTCATCCATGCATCAGCTTCGTCTTTTCTCAGCAGTTCCATTGCCTGTTCCGGCGTCATTTCTTCATCCTGTTTCTGTTCGCCATGCTTATTGATGGTCTTCACCTGGCTGGTGATGCCGTCCTCTTTGTCTTCCTTCTTCGCGCCTTGCGTTTTTGTATCTTTCACGAGGTCATAAGCGGCATTGATATAGTCATCGCTTTTCCCTTCCAGTTCGAAGTCGTCACCGTGAACCTTCTTGATGATGGCTTTCTTGATGTCCTGGTTCATCATCTTGTCAGCACCTTCGACACCGAAAGAATCGGCCCGTTTCATGATGGCGACTCGTTCCGTGACGGCTTGGTCAAAGGAAGTTTTCGCCTTTTCTTCTGCAGCCTTGGCATCTTCCTTCGCTTTTTTCAGATCTGCAAGGGCCGCATCATATTTAGCCTGGAGCGTGTCCATATCTGCTTTGTGTTTCTTGGCATCTTCCCGGAGCTGGTCAACGTATACGGCGACTTCCGGGGCGGCATCGTATTCGATGCCATTGTCGAGTCTTACTTTTTTCATGTTGTTTATTCCTCCTGTTTTATCATTGGTATCTGGTTCCTGGTCTCCGTCCATGTTCAGCCGGGCAATACCGGCCCGGCCTTTGGGCACAACGGCCACATGGTTGTAACGGATATGCCGCTGGATAGCGTCATAAGGCTGTCCGTCTGGCGTCACTCCCGGTGTTTCCTCTAAATCGAGATTGTATCCGCAGGAAAGTTCGCGGGCATCGGTCGGCAACTGATAAATGACGATATCAGCAACGATGTTGTTATTATCCTGTCTGCCTGGGGAAAGGACTGTACCGATTGGCTGAATGATATTGCTGTTGTCACTCGTCACCATGCCATGGTGGCCCATCGTGATAGGTTTCCCCTGTAGCGAGTTCAAGGAATCAGCGTTAAATGCTTCTTCCGGTGGCCGGTATTCACGCCGGATACTGCCGTCCGGATTCCTATATTCCAATATTCCTGTACGGCCAACGACCGGCTTGTCCCGGATGAATCCCTCATCGGTCTTCTGTGCATGAATCGGTACTCGGTCATATCGAATCATGCGATCACCTCCTTTAAAAAGTCACTTCTTCTCCAATAATCAATGTAGACGGAGTAATAATTGTTTCTACATATCCATTTGCCCGGTTCAGTTGCAAATCATAAACATATTTCCCATACGGCAAATCATTCGTATCGGACGGGGTCAATACAATTGCATTCGTGACGGTTTTAGAGATAAGTGCTTCTTTATCTGAAGTTGTTTTCTTGACTGTAAAAGTGAGTTTATCATCCTGTTGTAAAATGAAAGGAGATCCATCTGCGTCGATTAAATCCAAACGGAACGACGCTGAATCTCCCCGTGTTACGAATAATGTATTTTCCCCTTTTACTGAGTACATCTCTATCACCTCACAATAGGTCCGCAAAACAACCAACGTCAAAGCCGCCGGCGTATGCTTGATCTTGGAACCCGAACACGCTCACTGACTTGCCAGAAACGTCCATGATATCGTACATTGTCACAAACGCCACGTTCTGCAAGAGCAGTTTGTGTAGCTCGCTTGCCTTCATCACGATGACATCATCATCGGAAACCCGAGTCCGGATGCCTACGCCTGTCGCTCCCCCAGACTGTTCTACTGTGGCCAGGCCATCGATATAGGGATAATATCCGACCTTGTCACCAGTATCTGCATCCACCATCTTGATTTCCGGCACGCTCTCATACGTGGCACCTGCAATCTTAATTGCATACCCATAGGCCATAGCGCCTCACCGCCTATACAATACTGAGTACTTTCGTGGAGCTATCCTGCGTTACTTTCACAAGTGTCAAAGACCCAGTTATCAGATTACCATTGCCATATGCACTGCTGCCGGAAACAATTGTGCTGGCCGTAGCTCCTCCGGCTGTGATAGATGTATCCACCACTTCGGTTTTACCAGATATGCCTAAAATACTGACGCCTGCTTTAATATTATCTGAAATGATTTTTCCTTGTTCCGTTGCGCTGATACCAACCTTGCCGCTACCGTTATGGTAACCTGCCGGGATTGTATAAACATCTGCTTTTTTTGCCAGCGATCCTGTTACAGCTCCATTATTGGCCATACCACCAGTCATGGATCCAGACGATCCATAGAACGTTTTCCCTGTCAATACATCGCTTGTAGCGGCGTTCGCTCCTGAAGTGTCATAAAACTTTGCAGATCCATCCCCAGTGGAAAGGGGAATATCAATTTCAGGAACACTTTCATAGGTTACACCATTGATTTTTACATTATTTGCCATAATATCACTCCTATCGCACAATCATAATAGAACCATCCCAAACTATTTCACCATAGTTGTCCGGGATGGCCTTTACTGTTACTCTTGATAATCCATCATACCCTTCATCTGGTATAATTATCTGTTCTTTAGTTTTTGGCACAACGGTCTTTTCCTGCATCATAATACGATTGCTCAGCATGCGAGCACTGATAACGCCTCTAGAGCTCATTTTTGCCGTAATGCCTTGAGATGTGACTAATCGTCCTTTGACTGTGCCCAAACTCACCACCTCCGGGCAACAAAAAAGCACCCTGCAAATTCTGCAAAGTGCTTCCTTATGTGATTTTTACATACCAGGTACGCTTTCTTTTATGCCCTTGGCCATCTTCATAGCGCGTTTCATCAGGCTGTTTTCGTTCAGATATTCAATGCCCTTGAGTGTCAGGCGCGGGCGCCCTTTACTGACAAGGAAATGCCCAGTGGCATCCGTATCAACGGCAATACCTTCAATCAATCCGGCCAACAGCAACATACGAAGTATTGACAGAAGTCGCGATTCGCTGATATGCAACGTTTCCGGTGCAATCATGCGTTCGTCGAACTCCTCGGCATCCATACTTGACTCTAAAGCCTTTAATATGCGGTAAATGATACGAATATTATCCATAATTTTGCCTCAGCCAAAAATTTCTTCAATCTCTGTCGAGTCGAATCATCACCATCATCTTTGTGAATCGTTTTTTTGTTTTTTTGCGGGTTCAGCCTTAGGATTGACCTTACTGAAATCGATTTCTCCATATTCACGCCCAAGCTTGACCCACTCGCTCAACTCTTCGGCTGACATATCGTCATCCAAAGGCATCAACCTATCTCGACTTACCATATTCAATCCCACCTTTCGCCGCTTCTTTTAAAAACCTAGCTACTGCCTCGTTATGAGACACCTTGTTCGCCAGGTAAGCCATATAAATCGTATCGAAGATTTCTCTCGCCTTATTATAGTCATATTTTCTCGTTTTATGCAAGATATAAACCTCGCCTTGATTAGTGACAATAGACATTACGCCTATTTGAGCATATAAAAGGAACGTATAGATATCCGTCATAGAAAAACGATTTGTACTGGGATGATTATGCAAATAAACTATTTCATTGCGAGCAGATGTTCTCATTAGCCACACGGCTTCAGGATTTGATGACGGATTAACATACTTCTCCGTCCCCAAAGTACGTACCCGCCTACCGCTCAACAATGACATGACTGTGAGTACTTCATCACTTCCATTTTGTCGTTGAGCCACCTTCAATAACGCTTTATGTTCTCCTTGGATAGATAAAGCCTCAGCTTCGTTCATTTCCCGTGTCTTCACACAAGGAACCTTATCAATGGCAACGTCCGTTATAAAGACTTTATGATCCCGCTTCTTTGCTTGCGACACGCTTCCAATCTTATAGAAACTGCTTGGTTTAACGCGAATCGGGATTTTCTCCAGGTCAATGACCGGCAGAGCCACACAGCGGCACCGTATCGGTATCCCCGGATGTCCATCGGGCGGAGGATTACTCCAAGCGAATTTCTTTCCCTGTCTCGTGCGATGCCATGGCCGTACCCGGGAATCATGGGCCGTCTCCCAGATGTAATGAGTGATGCCGGCCTGTTCCTGACGGTACTGGCTCATGCGTCCATGGAGCTTGCCTATCTGATCTGTTGCAATCAATACGGCCCGGCTTGTCTCATTGTGGGCAATCTCCTGGATGGCCTCGGCCAGGAACTTTGTTAGTGCGGCCGCATCGCTGTTGTAGATGATGGCATCGTTAAGCTGTTGCTTGATGCGTTCCAGCGTCTGCCGGTCAATGCTCCGTATTAGGTCGAGGTTCTGGTCTACCCAGGCCTGTTTGAGTTCCTCTAAATCCGGAAATGCGGCATCCTGCCGCCCTATGTCGGTGACGGGCTGGTTCTTCAGTAGCCCCGGGAGAAGCGGCGCCGAAAGAGAAAACACGCTCCGAAATTCGGCGTCGGTCTCCTTCTCCGTATGAGCTTCTACCAGGCGGGCCATTTTCTGCATGGTCCTCGTCATGACGTCAGCGCTTTCCATGGCCTGCTCCATCTGATCCAGGACTAGGTTAATGTGCCCTGTCATATTTGACGTTTGCAAGGCCGCTTTCATCTCCGGGATGAAGGCCGACGCCACTTTCATCTTACGGGCTACGTAAGCCGTAAGGAGCTTGGCATAGTCCCGTTCCAGCCCCATGGGGTATCTGATTTTACGCTTCGGAACGATTTCCCGTGTCATTCATTTCATCCCCCTTGGGCGGCGTACCGTGGGCCTCTTCAATGGCCTTGTCGAGGCTCCGGTCCAGCTTGTAGAAGTCTCCTTCATCGAGCTTATCCCGTACCTCCTGGGCATCGAGAGCACCGATGGTCACATATTGTGCCGCCGTAGCCGCATCACGGGAACGGGCCTCGGCTTCTGCTGTCTTCGTATCAGCCTTTTCTTTTTCCGACGGGCTCCACAATGCACCGAATTCAATCGTATATTCATCTGGCAAGGTCAAGTGAACGTCCCTGGCCAATGTCATCAGATGCAGGATTCTATTGATTTTCGGCTTCAATTTCCGCTGTCTGATGCGGTCAATCATGTTGTAATAGTTTTCCATATCGCTTTTGCCAGTGGAATCCAATCCGCCCGGGCTCCGTCCCATGAGGACCGTAATCGGCATATCTGCTGCAGCGGCTAATGCCGATTCAAATTTATCCAGCATGTCACACATACCCGTCATCGTGATAGTCTCAATGTTGTATTCATCTTCTGTATCAAGGGCGACGGTGTTCATCATCCCCCGGGCCATATCAATGAGATCCAGCCGTTTCTGTATGATCTTCTCGCCTTCGTCGGTGCTTAAGATATTGCCCATACCGGCCAGTTTGAGGACCGACTGGCTCATGCGTTCCATAGTCATGAGCGAAAAATCCTGCGATGATACGAACCGCATCAGGTTGTCCCGGACCTGTTCCATAGCGGACCCACCCCAGCCATTACGGTGCCGCCGTTCCCGGTTACTGATGACCGACCCGTCGAAGATAAGCAGACGGCTTTCATGTACGGTGAATGCCCCGCCGTTATAACCGACGATGGTATAGGTTTCCGGCTTCCCATACAGCGGGTTTTTCGGGTCCTGATAGGTATATTCCGGGGTGACATCCTGAGCGTCATATACGACCAGTTTCCGAATACTACGAATGGCCGATTCATTCAATGGCTCATTGAGCTCTCCACCGTCATCAATCAGCATCAATACTACACCGCCACCATACAGGCGGTCCCAGCATAACGCCTGGGAGAAAACAGGCTGTAAATTCAACTTTTCCAGGTAAGATTGTGCGATTTTGTTTTGTTCCAGCTCGGCATCTCCATCTTTGAGTGTGAAACCGGCCCGGACGGCATCCTCTGCCGGAGCCTTGATGATTTTTTGCGCAATGCCGTTGTAAGTGAACAGGTCTTCATATTCCCGCCACCGTGCTTCTATTCTCCCATAACGATAGTCGTAATGGGTATGTGTGAACGGGTCCCGCCGTCTGGTTCCATATCCCAGAAAGGCATTAAAGAACCCGTCAGTTCTGATATCAGTCATAGTTTTAATGCTCCTTACGAAATCAGCGCTTTCCAGTCGTTGGCCTTCGCTACGGCATTAAAGGCATCGTCGGCCGCATCGACCTGGTCGTCATGCTGTGCCAATGGAAATCCTTCGAGTTCATTGAGGAATTTGTCATTCCAGTCGCCTTCAAGTAGCAGGACGTTGCCGTTTTGCCATTGCGATGCCAGCGGTTCGGCGCGGGTTTCCTTGTCTCCACTGACCGTGTGGCACTCAATGCCATACCCGGCAAGTTCCCGGATGTAGCTCATAGCCTGGTCTTTTCCTGCCTGACCCGGGTCCTGCGGAATCAGGATCTTATTGCAGCCGTACATGCTCCGGTCGAGCTTGGCCGTATTCTTTACCAATTTACGGACGTCGGACGAGATGAAGGCTTTGCGTACGACATCGAGGAAAATATACTGGCCGCTTCGCAGTCGGGCACATAATACCCCGACCGTACGGTCCGGGTCCTTGCTATTCGGCGTGATTTCCGTCGCCGCCAAGTCCCAGGCACGGGCAATGGCGACGATTTTGTCGGGAATCGTCTTGACGATTTTCGTCTGTTCCCGCTTGAAATACATACCGCCGGATGGCCGTATCTTCCAGTTGCCGTATAAAAGCCGTTCCTTTTCGACCTCTGGCAGGGCGTTAAGGCTGGCCAGGTATTCCGGGTTTGCCTTCAGCAGTACCTTGTTGTCTTTGATGGACGAGGCGATGAACGATACGCTCTTGACGGCATCTTTCCCGTATTTGTCTTCCAGGGCCTTGCGGTCGTCGTTCCAGATGATTTCCCCGCTGATGCGGACGAAATAACGGATCTTGCCAGACCGCTCCTGTATGGGGTAGCCCGTGTCCGGGTCAATCCACCATGAAATGAAGCCAGCAACCCAGGAGTCGGCGTCCGGGTTGCACGTTGCCCGAATGTATGGCCGAACCCCGCACGTCGTCCGGTTACGAGACAGCATGTAAAAGAACTGACTCTCGCTGAAATGGGTCAGTTCGTCAAAGGCAATAAGCGGTATCTGCGACCCCTGCCAGCCGAGAACGTCCTTTTCGTACTGCAGATGGCGGAACGAGATTTTCGCCCCGCTGGGAAAGGTGCACATGAGTGCCGGCACTTTCTTGAATACCGCTCCCAGGGGATAGTAAATAGCCAAGGCCGTATCATACAGCCCGCCTTCGGTGGTAATCTGCGTCGCCTGTTTACGGAAGATGACGGCCCCGAAATTGGGATTATCCACATGTCGCAAACATTCCATAAGCAGTGCGTAGGTCTTGCCACCGCCGGCGGCGCCGCCATATATCGCAATGTCTGCGGGGCAGGAAAGAAAGGTTTCCTGTGGACCCGGCTGTGGTTTGATAATCATTTCTTATCACCATCCCGCCCGTTACCAGGTAAATACACCTGTACAGTAGTAGTTGATGCCGCTCTATTGCCATCGGTGCTCAGCTCAGCAACCTCGGCCTTGAGCTTTTCGTTCTTCAGCTGCTGTTCTTCCTTTTCCAGATCGATGAACCGGCCGAGTCGTTTTTCCAGTGCCTTCGCCGCTTCCAGACGGTCACGTGCTGAGACCTGCTTCGGAACGATACGCGCCTCACTACAGCCATCCCCCGTACCTTCCGTCACGACAACTTCTTCGGCGATTTCACCGCGCATCACAGACGTCATGAACTCCAAAACCTCGCTGAGGGACGCTGTACGCTCGTTTGCGAGCTCCTGCAAACGTTCGGATATGGCGTCTTTCAAATATTGCTTATATTGGGGTTTCTTGGGGTTTAGCCAATTTGGTGCATCCAGCGCAGAAGCATTCGAATATCCGGCCTTTCTTGCCGCATTGACCATATCTCCCAATTCAACGAAATAATCAACAAAACGTTTTTGCTTTTCCGTTAACATTTACACGTTCACCACCAGCCTTTAGAGTGAATTTCTGCATGAAAAAAGGAACCCGCCGCCCGGTCCGGTCTATTCACGCAGACAAGCACAGCTAAGTTCCTTTATCGCAAATTCTTACACTACTATTATACGCACTTTGCGAGTGCACTTCTATGCACTCTTTCAAAATTTTTTAATGCTAATCCGTGTATTTTGAATATGCCTCTCCAGCTATATTCCATATCAGACGCTATATTTTCCCACCGACTGCAGTTGATATACCTGGCATACAATACCGCCTGCTGCGTTTCGTCCGGCAACATTTTAATCATCGCCTTTGCCTCAATACGCATGTCTATCAGCTTATCCCACTCAGCTATCACGGCATCGAAATATCGTTCTAGTTTGATGTACTTATCCGCCAGATCCGATTCTTTCGTACCAGATACATGCTCTGTCATACTGGAAGCTTTCAGTGATAATATGTCCGCCTTGATGGCGGTCAGTTCTTCTTCTGCCTGCTTCACCACGTAATACTGACGCCGGATGCGGTTCAGATACTCTTTTGCTGTCATTTTTTCCCTCGTTTCATCTTGTGTATCTCATATCGGATTTTCTTCTCATGCGCATAGCACATATATTCCTGTATAGGCTTCTTGCCACTGTACCGCCATGGATATTTCAGCCGTTCCTGTTCACGCCGTTTCCGGTCGGCTTCCCGTTCTTCAGGAGTCATCATACGCGTATGGACTTCACCAGGTTCATAGTCATTCATGGAATCACCTCATTTTTCTTTCTTGGTTTCCCAGTTATCACATTGAGCCCCCACTTTGGTCCCAGGTCAATCTTGCCGTATTCCTTCTCGAATTCCTTCAAGATTTCGCATCGTATATTGAGTTCGTATCGGATACAGGCCATGAACCGCCATATAGTCACACCATACGTATCCGGATCCAGAAGGATGTCTGCATAGTTGTAGATCCGTTTTTCCAGCCGGTGTATCTCGTCGGCTGTAAAACTATAATCCCGGAACAGGATGTACAGTGTCACAACGACGGCTCCCAGCATAATAGCATGTATCGTGTCACGAAGCTGTTTGTTGCCGATTTTATCCGCTGCAATGACGACCATCATTTTTTTGATAAACTCCCTGTCCATTCTGCTATGATTGTATCCATTACGGGAAATCTGTGTTTCATATGTCGATGACTGTGGCAGTTCGTCCCATGTCCGGACGATTCGTTCCAGGCGTGTTTGTCCGAACTGGAATTCGTCATGCAGTGCCATGAATACCAACGTCGTAACAGCTTCTGCCGATGCATCTCCGGCTATAAGTATACGCTGGTTCATACTTTTATTTTTGTACTTGTAGAACATGCTGCCATCCTCCTATCGGAAAATGAACCAGAGCACCGACCAGATATATGCTCCTTCTACGATTACCATCGTCCACTTCAACCGCCGGGAAAGAACATACAGACGGTTATTCTGGTCCATGATACGTTCTGATTCCATTTTCCATTTATCATATATATCGGCCATATTGTCTTCAATCCTGATTAGTTCATCATCATGGTCATTCAGCCGTCCTTTCATCTTGCGGATTTCCTGCTTGATATCTTCTGCTTTCTGACAATTGAGTGTAGTAACGTATTGTAATTCTTTCATGATTATTCCTCCTCAGATAGTGTAGTCTGTACAAAATCACCGGGATAGGCCCGGCGCAGGCGTTTCAGCATGGGAAGTAAGGCACCGGCATACTGATTCAGCGGCTGTTTGACCTCTTCATATTCCTGCATCGAGTGGAAGCCCTTACCGCCGATGACCGGACGGATGACATAACCATAATCATCGTCCCGGATGAGCTCACAGCCACTGTTGCGCATGAAGCAGAGGATGTCTGCCATATCCGTCGAGTAGCAGGCAGCCATCAGGAACAGTTCCGCCCATTGTTTCTTGTCTGACGGATGATGCACGGCAAAATCATCAATATATTCCGAAACCGGCCAGTTTTCCGGCTTCCTGGCATGTTCAACATGCTGTACGATATTTTCCACCAGGCCCTTAATATCAGGATCACGCTGCAGGAGCTGGGCATGAGGCGTTTCCATAGCTTCCAATACTTCACGGAACGCGGACCGGGCCCGGGCAATCATTTCGTTTCGGTTCATGTGTGCCTCCTAACGGGTCGATCTGGATATAGATACCAGAGATGCCGGCATAAAACTTCTGGATACATTCGGATGCGACTTGTGCGTCATCATGCCAAAAATGGAGCGTCGTCAGGACATCTTTGAGCATCTTGACTAGGTTGTCTGTATCGGGTTTCGTAGATTTCCATGTACTGACCGGATGCGATGCTGTAGCAGGATACAGCCATTGTGTCGTCAGGGCCACTGGGCCCGTCATGGGCGAATCTGGTACAAAACGTGAACACTGTGCTAGGAACAGGGAGCGTACCTGCTTCACTTCCGGCGGTTCATAGACGCATGGCCGGCCGTTACGGACGGTAATCTTTTTCATTTGGTGCGTCGCTGACGGGATTTTCTGTAAGGGAATGAAGAAATGCATGAGTCACCACTCCTTTTTTCTGGACTGCCAGTTTTTGAATGTAGCACGGTCACCACCGCTAACACCAAACAGGAAGCATAGATGATTCGATGACGTTCCACCGTCGTATCCTGTGCCACGCAGAATCAAGCATGATGCAATTTCTGCAAAGGACATACGCGTTTCACGATGACTGCACCAACGATGGTAGGTTATGAAATTATCCATAATCCGTTCGGCCTTTTTGACATCGAAGCCATACGGCAAAATACGACGGCCAGCCGAATCTAAATATTCAATTTCTTCATTCATCATTTTTTTTACTCCTTTCGTCGCCGCATGGTCCCGGTTCAGGACGACAAATAGGAATAGGGACAAGGGGCACTTTCAGCCCCCTTGTCCCCCTATTTGTTGTCCAGGGACCCCACGGGATTTATGCATAGGGACAATCGTTATATATATAACGGATGTCCGTCCCTTTTGTCCCGATTTTTATACAGACATCTGTACAACTGTCCGCATAAAAATTAAATATTATGCAATTGAGGACAACAGGGACATTTGTACGGTTGTCCCTATTCTGTTTTACAAATTTTTCCATTAGTAATTGTTAAATTCGGAATATCATTTATATAACGACGAACTGTCTTTTCTGCTATATCCATATATTCTGCTATGTCGCCTACTGTTACTTCCCCATTAATGAGGCAGGCATTATAGGCGCTTTCAAGCTGTGCTTTTTTTGCTTCTTTTCGTTTCCGCTGTGTTTCCTGTCCTTTCTGCCAAGGGGCTTTATCGCAGTCTGGGGTAAGTTTTTCCAGCTCTCCTGTTTCGTCGAGTTTGTGTATCGGGTACTCGAACCAGACGTTGAGCGGTTTGAACGGTTTAAATTCACGAAGCGTCCCTTCAATACGCCATGCTGTCCCCGGCAGGCCGACCTGGTCCGTCTCGAGCTGAATCATATCAAGGAGCGCGTCCGCATCACGAGCGAAGACCCCGGAGCCGCTGGCCCGGTCCATGGACCGCTTGGCGCCCTGGGCGCCTTTGCTGTGATGGTGGCAGTAGATGACGGCACAGTTCAGCTCAGTGCAGACCTTGTCGAACTGGTTGCAGAAATGAGCCATCTGGTCGGCACTGTTTTCATCACCCGTGATGATCTTATAAATCGGGTCGATGATGATAGCCGTGTAATTCTTCTTAGCGGCCCGGCGGATTAGCTTCGGTGCCAGTTTATCCATCGGAATGGATTTTCCGCGCAATTCCCAGATATCGATATTGCCGATGTTGTTCGCCGGCCAGCCAAGAGCCGTGTAGACATCTTTGAAACGATGCAGACAGCTCGGCCGGTCCAGCTCGAGATTGACGTAGAGGACGCGGCCCTGTGAGCAGTACCAGTTCAACCATTTGCGCCCTTCTGCGATGGCAATCGCCATTTCGATGAGCGCAAAGGATTTTCCTGCTTTACTGGGTCCTGCCAGCATCATCTTATGACCTTTACGTAGTACGCCTTCGATGAGGGACGGTGACAGCGGCGGCAGGTCGTTCCAGACGTCTTTCAGGTTTTCCTGGTCCGGCAGGTCGTCGTTCACGGCTTCTATCCATTCACGCCATTCGCTGAAACTGCTCTTGCCGATATTCGTATCGATGAGATACTGCTTCCGGCCGTTGCGCAGGACGCCCGGCATCCGGGACAGCCTCGACGGGTTGCGGTTCTGCTGGTCGATGTCAAGGCCGTTCTTCCGGCAGATGGCATAGAGATAATCGACGCGCTTGCGGTATTCGTCGTAGTTCCCCGCATCAACGTGCACGATAGCATGGATACTTTTGCCGCCGCTATAGACGAGGCAGGCTACAGGAAGTTCCAGTTTACGGATAATTTCGTTCTGCTTTTCTAGTTCCATAGAATCCGATTCCACCAGAGCATAGCGGAAATCGGTGACATTCTCGTTGCGGACACCTTTCCCATCGAGCGGATTGAATCGGATCCACGCGCCGACTTCCGGTTTGTAGTCGCCAAGGACAGCGCCCAGGTCGCCGTCGCAGACCGTCAGTTCTTCGATGAGCTCGCCGGCCGTCCGCTTGAAATTCCCTTTGTTGGGCAGAAATTTACCATCTTTCTCCCAGGATGAGGTGACATAGCCGACGTAGTCCGTGCTGTCGAAGAGCGTCGACAGGTATTTGATGAGGTCTTTTTCCGGCTTCCAGTTGTCCCCCGGTGATACCAGTTCCTTGCCTTCTATCCAGTTCTGGTCGATGATGACCTGTTCGTCTTTTTCCTGGATGACGTCATCCCAGCCAAATGCGATATCGGGACCCGTAGACGCTGTCCAGCCATTGTGCTTGGCCATATCGACGATGGTGGCACCTGTTACGAGATTGCTGCCGGAATCGTCGAAGGTCTTCCATTTCGTTTCACATTCACCGGCGTGATAGCGTCCGGCATCCCGCAGGCTCCAGGCGTCCCAGTCACTGACACTGTAGCCTTCGAGCTTAAGCGCCATACCGACGTTGACCCATTCCTGATAGGTGCAGAAGACCGGGTCGATATAGTCGAGGAGCGGTATCAGGTTCATGTTTTCCATATAACATCACTCCTTATTCCGGCTGATACTGTGACGGGATGATGCCCTTCGGCATCCGCCAGCCGGCTGCAGCGATGCGCCCGATGAGACGTGATGCCGCTTCAAAGGGCCAGGTCCCGACGTGCTGGAAGCCCCGGCCTTCGAGGAGTCTGATTTGCCGAGCTGTCGCCAGGCCTAGTTCTTTCCGTTTAATGAGCCGGTCCAGCAGCAGTTTCGCTTTACCGGCATTCTCGATTTCATCCGGGAAGATACCGAACTTCTCCAGAGCATGGAGCTGCTTTTCCGTCGGCGGCATCATTTCCCACCCGAAAGACGGCACATAACCAGACAGGTCTTCGGCCTGGATGGACATCTCGAATTGTAACGGGTCGACGAGTTTTCGCTTGCGTTTCTTCATGGCTGCCAGTTTATCCGCCAGTGCCCGTTCACGGTCGGCGACGACATCATCAGCCGCTTCCTTTGCCAGTTCTTCCAGATCTGCCGGTTCGCCGGAGTCGTTGAGCTTTTCGGTCATCTTCTTCGCGACGTCTTCCGTCTCAGCGATGAGGCACGCCGGACGGCACAGCTCGTGCTGTTCGGTATTCCATAGGAAGTCGAGCAATAGGACGTTGTCTTTCCCCGGATAGAGCCGGGTCCCACGTCCGACCATCTGGCAGTACAGGCTCCGACTCTTGGTGGCCCGCAGGACGATGATGCAGTCCACACTCGGGCAGTCCCAGCCTTCTGTCAGGAGCATGGAATTGCAGAGAACGTCGTATTTACCAGTATCGAAGTCTTTGAGGACCTGCGCCCGGTCGTCGCTGTTACCATTCACTTCAGCGGCCTTAAATCCTGCGGCATTGAGGATATCGCAGAACTTCTGGCTCGTCTTGACGAGTGGCAGGAAGACGACGGTCTTGCGCCCTTTGCAATAGTTCTTCATTTCATTGGCTATCTGGTCGAGATACGGGTCCAGTGCGCTCCCTAGCTCGCCTGCTTTGTAGTCGCCAGCCGAAAAACCTACGCTTGAGATATCAATCTGTAACGGAATCGTCTGGGCACGGATTTTACATAGGTATCCATCTTTGATGGCCTGGACCAGACTATATTCATAAGCCAGGCTGTCGTAATAGCTTCCCAGATTGCGCATATCGGCCCTGTCAGGCGTAGCTGTGACGCCCAAGACCTTGGCATCAGGAAAATGCTGCAAAACGCGCTGATAGCTGTCTGAGATGCTGTGATGTGCTTCGTCAATGATGATGGTATTGAAATAATCAGCATCGAACTGGTTCAGACGTTTCTCTCTGGTCAGCGTCTGGACACTGCCGACGACGATGCGCAGCCAGGACCCTGCACAGGATTGTTCTGCTTTTTCTACGGCACATTTCAGGCCCGTCGTCTTCTCGATCTTATCGCTGGCCTGTTCCAGGAGTTCTCCCCGGTGCGCCATGATCAGGACACGTTCCCCGACGCGGACCCGGTCTTCCGCTATTTTGGAGAAGACGATGGTCTTGCCCGTACCTGTCGGCAGGACGAGGAGCGTCCGTTTATTGCCGCTGTCCCATTCATGCAGGACGGCCTCTTCGGCCGCCTGCTGATAGGGACGCAGCTGTATCTGGCTGCTCATTTAGAATGCTCCCTGCCGGTATGTCGCTTTCGGCTGAGCGGGTTCCTGCTTATCCTTGTCGTAGAATTTCTTGACGTCGTTATAGTCCCGGTTGTTGTACTTACGGACGCTGACTCGCATCCGTCCGGTAGCACCGACGACCTGGCTCCAGTTGATTTTGAACTGGCCATCGCCACGATGCATCATACCGATAGCGCAGGCGAAATTCGTCAGCAGCCACTGGCTCTTGGTATGCAGGAACAGATTCTGGCGGATGCGGGCTTTACCGCCGTCCGGAGCCTGGACTTCGTAAGTGACTTTGGCCATGTTGCATGGCGGCATCTTTTCACTGCCGTCAAAATGAGCTCGTTCGAAGTCGACAATGGTGAAGTCATAATCCCCTTCTGGTACAACCTCAAAGGTATCTTCGGTTTCAGTAAATGTGTCATCCCAATTAAATGCGCGTTCTTCTGTCATAGTATTTACCTCCTAAAATGGAATATTCTTCAATTCTTTGATAACTTCTAACATTTGCGGAAATGCAGCCACCAGGCATCCCATAACGAAATCTTCCGGGTAGTCACTGAGCGGCATATCAGCCGGAAAATAGCCTTTGTGAGCAACGGCCTGCTGGATATCCCGAGCTGTAACGTTGTTGGCTGCCATGAGGTCCGTCAGGGCCTTTGGAACTTTCGGATCTAATTCTGTTTCTACAATTTTGGTGGCAGCTTCCGGTTGTTTCTCAGGCTTAGGTGTTTCTGTTGGCGGTTCGGGATTCTTCTTTTTAGTCTTGGGAACAGGCTCTGGTGCCGGCGCTGTATCAGGGATGCAGTGTGCGATTTCTTGATAGTCAAATGGCAGCTCATCAGATAGTCCGTGCCGGTTCTTGGCATCCCAGCATGGATTATGTGCCGTATACATGACCCGCTTCCCGCCACTGACTTTCTTCTTGTTATCTTTCGTCGTGATGACGATTTCTTTGTAATTGGCAAACAGGACCATGTCAGCCCATTCTTTGGCCAGAGCGGCACACTGGTTGCCGGCTTTTTGGCCTAATTTCAATTCATATCGATCGTAGGCCCCCGTTTCTTCTGGAAGTTCGAACTTACGGATGATGCTGTGAGCCGTCAGGACGACATTCATGCCGGCATCAATCAGATCCGACAGGCTGTCTAAAAGCCTGCCGAATTCTTCCTTGACGTATGTATAGCCCTTGCCGTAGCTAAAATCCTCAATGCCAACTTTACCATTGGACTGGCAGACAGCTTCTTCACAGAGTCGCTCAGCCCAGTCTGCCGTGTCGATGACCAGTGTCTGGTAGCCCATCGTATCGCCTTTAAGGTCCTTGATATACTGCTTGAGCATCTGCCAGGACGTCGGCCTGGGCAGGCGGTCTACTTCGAGGTGTGATGTACTGCCTTCCGTATCGACAAACAGGGGCTTGGGGAATTGTGCGGCAAACGTAGACTTGCCGATGCCTTCCGGTCCATAGATGACGATTTTCTGGGGCTTTATGATTTTCCCTGAGATGATCTTCATGATGTACTCCTTTCTAAAACGTGCCAGGTGTCCATTTGGGGGAAGCTGTTTCCGGCTCTTCTTCCTTCGTTTCTACCCTGGGCTGTTCCGCCTTGACGTATCCGTCTTCAATGATGATGCTGCAAGTGTCGTCTGTCCCGACGCGGGTAGCGATGACCTGCAGGCCTTCCCCTTCCAGCCATCTGCCGAAGTCGGCCAGTGTTTCCGGGTCCATTTGTTCCAGTTTATCCATAAGAACAAAACCGCAGTCCGGGTTGAGTTTGCGTACGATGGCCGTAGCGACCTGCAGTTGTTCTGCCCCACTCATGCAGTCCCATTTCTGCCCGTTATAGGTCAGCTCGCCATCCTGTACTGACAGTCCAGGAAGGGGCATGTCTGCCGAATCCAGCAGTTTCATCCGCTGTTCTTTCACGGATTCAATCTGCTGGGTCAGGTCGCTGTACTGGCCGGCCAGCTCATCGGCTTCGGCCTGGACCCGGTTCTTTTCGGCATTAGCCCGGACTTTGGTGTTGATAGCGTCAATGTTGGCAATATCCTGTTCCAGTTCGGCAGTGCTTTCATCCTGCAGGTTTTCGGCTGCCTTCCTTGCTGTTACACAATCCTGTTCGGCCTGCTTCAGTGCCGCTTTTGCCCGGTCAAAGGCAATCTGCGCTTCTGCCAGTACCTTGTTGTAATAGGCTTCTTTTTCCCGCTTGCGCTGGTTTTCTCCATTCTTTGCCAGGATGGCCTGCTGTCTCTGGATGAGTTCGGATGCGCTGACCGGTTCTGCCGGCGCATCGGGATACCAGGCCAGTTCTTCAGCATGTTTCTTTTTACGGTCGGCAATCCGGCCGACTTCCAGGCGCTGGTTATACAGCGATTTTTCTTCCCGGTCTAAAACGGCCAGTTGGTCACCAACACCGATGATCTGCAATAGTGTTTCCGCCTTTTCATCATTCCGGGCGTCCATGAATTTTGGAAGGTTCAGGGCCAGTTTTTCAATGAAGCTGTCTAAGAGCTGCTGGCCGGCTTTCTGTCCCGACGGGTCGATGACATGAAGTGCAGATGATTTGCCTTTGCGTTCCACTACCAACCCGTTACTGAGTTCGATATGGATAGACGGCGGAGCGGCACTGCCGATGCGCTGTGATTCCGACGGCTTGAGCTTATTGCCACCCAGTGCCCAGGCAATGGCATCCAATACGGAAGTTTTCCCCTGGCCATTCCGGCCGCCGATGACGGTCAAACCGTTCTCCGTCGGCGTCAACGTAACAGCCTTGACACGTTTTACATTTTCAATTTCCAGTTGTCTGATTTTTACTGACATAATTACCTCCATCTGGTATAATAAATTTGAGTATTTTTGTATGTGGCTGTTGTCGGTGGTTGCCGACAGCGGCCATTTTTTTTAATGGACAATCAAATTATTGACCCACATGATATACGCTACCATAAGGATCATCACGAGTAATCCGCCCAGGAACAGAGCAATTGACATCGCTGTGTCCGCCTGGCTTTCCAGTCTCATTATGTCCTCCAGGAGCCAGTCATCCTGATTGTCCGGAACTTGTTCCACTTCCGGCTCTGGATTATGCCGGGAATTAATCCATGGTGCCGGCGTCTGTAAATCCTGTTTCAT